GTCAATGAGTTTGCCCCCAATAGCGGCAAGTGGGTTCAGGTCACTCAAGGTCATTGTTTACTCCTAGATAACATGGTTGCGGCAATACTCAGCATGGTTCGTGCTGATTCTAAGTTTTCGGGTTCGGTTTCCCACCCCACGGTTATCTGCCCCACGAACCGCCCAGGCTCTGGTGGAACACTGATTCTGCAAGTATAGGTAACGCCCTTGTTGATGTACCAAATACCCATTTCAGACTGCGCTGTGCGGTACTCCCCGCAAGGGATTTCGTTTGCCATCAGTTTCACAACGTCAGCATTGTTGGCTGCGTTGTTTGTAAATAGGCCAACATCTAGCCCGTCATTGGTTTTGTCTCGCCCGTCCTTGGCGTAGGCTCGGTACAGCACCCTAGTACCAAACATCGGGTTGACTTTGAACACCGCAACGATAGTGGCGTTGGTGGTCTTGAACAGGTGGGCAGAGGCATCCTCCACCCTGTCCTCGGCAATGCTGGGTACCTTCTTGGATTCTTTGTAAGCGCCAATAAGCAGGTCTTGGTTTGTGTAAACAAAGTAGCCAGCGAAAGCAACCACGCCCATAATAAGGATGGCGGCAAGTTTGAATGGCGAATCCACATACCCCAGAACTTTGTCAAGGGTTGAATTGGCATTTAAAGTTCCTTCGCTCAAAACTTACCTTTCATTTCAATTACACCCCAAGCCACCAAGAAAAATATGGCAGCAGCCACTAAAACACAAAGCGCCATTGTTATGGCTTCATCTATCTCTGCCTTCCTGTTCTTAGCCGCCCTAGCATCTAATATCTCCTGCGTTCGCCTGCGCTGCACAATTGCGTTACGCTCAAGAAGAATCTGACTCCAAAGTTGGCTGTGGCCCTGATTGATAAAGTGCCACTTCAACTCTTCTTCAGCCTTGTTTAGCTCATGCAGTTGCATGACGGTACTCATCGCTTGGCTGGTGTCTGAACTGTATTTCTTCTTTGGGTCTTTAACTGCTTCCTTGGCTACCTTTTCCTTTGCGTCGAAGAACTTCATCACGTCATTCGTGATACCTTGGACATCCTTGCCCATCTTGATGGCGGCTTGGATTCCTTTGATAGCACCCTGTGCTACAGCAAAGGCCGTTAGTGGGTCCATGATGCTACTTCTTGCTTTGGCAAATTGTAGTAAGCAGCCTCCCCATTTTTTCTCGCCTTTATTGCATCATCAATAAGTTTATAACGACCTAACCATTTGTTTTTTTTGTCTACTTTTATGTAAACATTCCAGCATTCATCTCTTTTATACCAAGACACGCCAATGTGTCCACTTGTATTGTGCTTTGGAGTGCTTATATTTTGACAATTGTCAGAGTACCCTACTTCTCTCAAATTACAAAAACGGTTGTCATTCCTTACTCGGTTCATGTGGTCAATGTAAATTTTGGGCATTTCCCCAGTTTCATACAACCAAATTAACCTATGAACTAAATGACTTTTTCCATCTATTTTTACTACAAAATAACCATGCCCATTTAAACCTCCGGCTAACTGACCAATTTTTACATTTCTTCCACGGGCAACTTTCCATCGAAAATCACCAGTTTCTTTGTCATAAGTAAATAAAGATTTAAGGTATTCTTGATTCATTCTTAGTCACCAGCACCCACCGGCACACCCTTCCGTCTTTGTCTAGGAATTCATTGGCTCCATACTTCTCGCTTGGCAGCACGACACGGCACACCAGCACGATTTTTGTATCCGTGTTGGGCCAAGGTATCTGTGCTGAAGCAATTGCATCTATCACTTGAATCCGTGGTTCTTTGCAAAGTCGAACACAATGTAAGCCAGCCCAGCCAATGCAGCCCACACCAAGCCGCCTAGTGTCTTCTCGATGATGGCTTGGCGAAGTTTGATTGACTGCTCCTGCTTTTCAATGGCAAGTTTGACCCAACGTACCTCATCTTCCGATAGAGTGGAAGATGCCTTGATCGCCGCAGCAATATCGGCAACCAGTTCAGCGCGTTCGGACTGGTTCATGTCATTCGTCCGCAGGTAGTGGTGTGTTAATAACAGGGATTTCCTCATCTGCGCCGTAGACCTTGCCGCCTTCGGCTTGGTACTTTAAAAAGGCTTGGTAGTCGGTGTTGGCTGGGTCGAAGGGGATAGTTGCGTTGTCTGACAAACGCAATACACTTGATTGTTGATTTGTTAGATTACTAAATAATAATTTATACATTTACAACTCCGCTGTTGCTAAAAAATGATACGAACCACCGTGGGTTCCCGGCGAACCACTTGCCCAAGCACTAAAGGCGTTCATGCCTATCATGTCAACATTCATAGTAACGGCTGAACCGCCATAATCAGATGTTCCCGTTGCTCCTGTTGAGGGGTTGTAAACAACAATCGTAGGGGCTGCCCTCATTGTTGTTTTAAAAGTTTGAGAAATAAACGGTCTGTTTGCTTGCTGGCTAATAGTAAACACAGAACCGTTATAAGTTGCAGTCCCTGCTACCGTAGTTATATCGTATGACTTTGAAAAATACCGCTGACACAGCATCAACTCCGTCCCGTAAGGCCGATAGTCAAACGATGTGGCTGTGCTGCCTTTTTCAAGCTGTACGCCTGTGATGTAGAAGGTTGCTCCGCTTGTTCCTACTACAGAGGTTGCGCCTGTGGCAGATACTAAACCGCTTCCTGTCCATGCTCCAGCAGTACCACTAAATGTAGAACCAACGCCTAAACCAAACCCAACAAACATTCCTACACCATTTGTTGCACCAACCCAAGTTCCTGATGTATCGCCAGCAATGGTTACAGACTTTTGCTCCCAAGTGTTTGCGGAAGAAATTGTGTAAGTAAACGGATAAGAACGATTGACCGCAGAATTATAAATAGAACCACCAAAAGTACCAGTTAATGAACTACGCACCCAAAAAGATATTGTGATGGTTTTAGCATTAGCAGTTCCCCAATTTAAGTCTGCCATATTAAAACCTTCAATGGGCTGATAAATTGTAAAAAGGTCGCCAGCTAACACAGAATAAGAAGATAAAGAAGTTACGCCTAAATAATTAGTAAACCCTGCTGGCGGTGTTACAGAACCAGCATTTTGTTGAACGCTAAATTTAGATGCTTGTGTTACACCTGAAGTCCATCTGTCTAAAGTATATTGTGTATTAGTAGGAGTAACACTAGCCCCCGCATTACGCTGGTCAATCACCATTGCGCCGTTGATGATGCGGTTCTTGAAACCTGTCACACCATTCGCAGACGCGCTTAGTAAGTCCGATGTGAACTTTGCATCAACCAAATCTAGGTCGGCATTAATCTTGGTTCCCCAGGTATCGGTACTTGCCCCAACTTCGGGCTTGGTCAGTAATAGGTTGGATGTTGTGGAATCTGCCATAGTAAGTCTCCGTTAAATTCCGTGATTAGGGTGAAAGTTTAATTGCAATTCTGCTGATTTGCGCTTGCAAACAGCCTCAAAGAAGTCATCAAAATATCCTAAAAATTTTCCGCAAGCCCTGACTTCCCATTTGTCATATCGCTTGCCTAATCTTTTAGTCCATGAAACACCAATAACACCAGATTTGTTGTCAATTGGTTTTGAAATGTTTTTACCGTTTCCAGACCTGTCGGTCGCCCGAAGGTTGAGAAGCCTATTGTCAGTGCGAACATGGTTTTGGTGATCTATTTCTTTTGGATAAAAGCCATGAACATACAGCCAAACAAGTCTGTGTGCGCTATGTCTAATTCCGTCTATACCAATGATCCAATAACCATGCCCATCTTCTCCGCCAGCAATTCTTCCTTTTACCGCTTTAGTTCTGTTAATTGCCCATGTAAAAATGCCAGTCTCAAAATCATAGCGCAACACTTCTTTTAAGCGTTGTTGCGTTAATGATTCTGTTTTAGCCATTTTTCACCTCTTATGCGGCCTCTTGCCACGTTGTTGAATTATCTGCAACTACAGTCCATGTCTCTGACGTATCAGAGATCGGTGACCAGGACTCTGACGTATCAGAAATTTGGCCCCACCCGAATCTAACCATTGTTCCTGCAAAGCAAGCAGTCTGTACTCCAATTATCGCAATAGATACGCTATTTGTGGCAGAGCCAACTGAGCCGGTTGCACTGATCCCTGTGATAGCCTGGAACGTAATGACCTCTGACGGCATTGTCTCCACAGCACCCGTTGCAGAGTTTCCTGTAACTGCTCGCAGTGTGCTAGTTGTAACCGAGCCAATAGAGATTATTGAAGCGTTACCAATTGCCTCAATGGTCAATACTTCCTGTACGCTGCCAACAGACAGGGTTGAGGAGTTGCTTGTAACGGCTTTGGATGATGACGGGGATAGAGTGCCAATTGCACAGGTGGACGCATTGCCTGTGATTGCAATCGTTCTTGATTGAGTAACTGTGCCGACATTGCCTGTGGCAATTGTCCCATCCTCTTGGATTGACCTATTGGTTAGAAGTGTGCCAACGGCAGTAGTAGACGAGTTTCCACTGATGCCTATTGCACCAATGCCCCAAGCACCTCTACCGTAATAACTTGTGCCGTAAGCAGCCATGCCGCTGCTCCCGTGTTAAGCCAGACGAATCAGGCCGGTGCTTGCATCGTTTGTTGGCATTGTCAGGGTGAACGTGCCAGCCGTCACTGTCTGAGAGCCAAAGGTATGAACGCTCACCGCCTTGTTAGATTGGGTCGAGTTGTAGATCAATACCGCGTCAAAGGCTGTAGAGAGAGTCACGGCAGAATAAGTAATGCTTGCGCTTGGGGTGACAAACGCTGTAGTTCCACTTGTGCTTGGCACAGTGCCAAAAGTCACAGTAACACCGCCAGCCGTGTAGCCAGTTCCTGACACCTCATCAGAGGCTGAGTAGGCGGTGGTAGCCGCATTGACGGTGGCAGATGCCAGATACAAGGCTGCTTTGAATGAATCAGCAGTCGTTGCGGCGCGTACAACGCCCGTACCAAAATTGTGATGGCCGACCAAGAGTTCACCTTTGAAGCTGGTGCAGAGGGCTTGTGTATTAGCGATGATATTTCCCCTTAAATTTGTTGCGTTTCGCCTTGGGCAAAAACGCTACGTTTCAAAACCATATTCACAGACCGATGCACCAACTCACCAGCAAGCCAGTATTCAACCCAGTTGGTTGTCTCTGTGTTGGTATCAATTATCCCCTCTTTTTTCTCAAGTAGGGAGTCATCCATTTCGCCTTTGGTCGTAGTGATTAGCATTTCTACCCCAGTGTTCTTGCTCGTGCAGTCAGAGAACCGCCCGATGTTGTGCTTCGATCATCTGCAAGTTGCAGTTGCTCTATTCCAGCAAGGTACAGCGCAGACCAGACGGAGATACGTGCATCGTCCTGTAGGTAGGGCGCGGCCTGCAAGAGTGCGCCATACAAGTAAATGTCGGGGGATGATGTCAGCAACCAATTAGTTTCATTAGAACTTGATAACTTATACAACTTTGAGTAGTAGGTTAGTTCGCCTGTGTACGATGTATCTGGGGCTGGGACAACGCGAATCTGATTCCCAACAATGCTGAAATAGGTCGGCTTGCCTGCTGCGTTTGTGCGTGATGCCAATATATCCAATGAGTCAATCGTCTCGAATTGCATTGGAGTGACTGGGTTCGTGTTTAACTTGAAAGACCTTGTCTCCAAAAAGTTTTCAGGTACTGCGCTGTACTCGGTATTGATAAGCGCATCAGCGCGGACAATCATCTGACGTGTACGCAAGTTGCGTTCGATCTGAGCCTCGGCCAGAGAGATGAAGTCAGGGATTGCAGCCGTCAGGTCGGCACGGACAAGCCAGTCCGCTACTGATGCCTTGAGTTCGGTATATGTCGTTAGAGCCATTAGGTAGCCTTTTCCTTTTCCTCAAGGTCACGCATGACCCATGTGTGGTCGTGCTTGAATTCAAACGTCCCAATGTGTCCAATTTCTTTAGACACGTCGTGGTCAATCCATATCTTAAACCCTGCGGCCTGTGCCTTGCGGCAGAAAAAAATATCCTCACCGATGTAGCCACGTTTGTCGGTGCGCCAAGGAGTCTCAAACCAAGGCTCTGTCAACGCCTCGAAGACGTTACGCTTGATAAGCATTACGCCCATACCGATGCTGCCAACTTCCTCAACTCCAGTTGATTCGGGCATTGTGTAGACCAACTCGCGCTCTCCGTCAGGGCCGTACTTCTGAGCCGTTGGACCTGTAGGCATTCTGCGACGTGCGCAGTTGGTTGCCACGATGTCAAGGTCGTGCTTTAGCAGCCGCTCAATCATGTCCTGTGGGAATGTCATGTCCGAGTCAACAAACAGGACGTGGGTGCAGTTCTCTCGCATCGCGTCAAGGCAAAGGTCTGCTCGTTGATTTTGGATCAGCGTACCCTGCATGATCTTCAGAGCAATTGCGTCTGTCGTGTTCAGCGTGTGGTACGTGACCATGTTGACCAAACAATAGGTGTAGTTTGCGTGGACCATGTCACGCGCTGGGGTGCAGACTGCAATGTAATTCATACTTGTCCTGGGCGAGTTCTAAAGTAACGGTTTTCGGGGTCGTTTAGAAATCTCTTCATGTAGGCTTGGTCATCAAGTTTTCCCTCTTGTTTTAACTTGAAGTAAATACTCAAAGGAATGCTTGCAACCTTACTCCACTCGCCATACTTGGAGTGCTTTTCTTGCAGGTTGAAGTCCTGCTTGTTTTCTTCAATGATTGCAGTGATGTCCTGGTTAGTCTCAACGGTAGCCTCGTCGGTTTCCGTGTTGTAGTGCCAAGTTCTCTTAATTCCCAAGGCATCATTGCGATCAAAATTTTTGGATTCAATCATGTAAAAAAGAGCCAGGTTTCCCTGGCCCTTTCCCTTTTTACTTTTAAGAAGTAGTCAAGTCAGCAGCAATGCCGTGGGCAGTTTCTGCCAACACCTTGTGACCGAACTCAACGATCAACATACGCTTCTCAGCGTCACCAGTCTTAGCCAACTCAACTTGTTGGTAAGGACGGAGGACGGTCATCTTTGCGTAATCAGGATCGATCACGAA